ATGCTCCCACCCGATCACGTAGAGGCCATCCATCCCGCGCCGCACGGTCAAGCTGGTAGCCTGCGGAGTGACCACAGTGGCGTAGTCGTCAGACTCTACGAAGTCCTCGGTGGCTTCTTCCGTGATGCTGGACGGCTCAGTGTGCACCTCAGCGTGCCACTCGATGCCGATGATCTCGCGCTTGAGCTCAGCCGTCGTGTTGATGGCCACGATCTGGTAGTCACGCACCGTCTTCGTGTCGGCGCCGAACACTGCCGGCGCGCCCTTGTAGACGGTCACGCTTGCCGCGAGCGTGACGTTGCCGCCTGCAGCCACCACACCATCGGCGTTAGTCACAGTTGCCGTGGTGATCGTGCCGTCCTGCTGCCGCACTACCAGCCGTGGCCCGTCAGCGCCCACTACCGTGATCGGCACATCCAGCGTGACCGTGCTGACAGTTCCATCTGCCGAGGTAATGCGGCAGGCCGCCGAGTCCTTGTCGTAAGGCCGCACGAAGTGGTCTTGAACTCCGATCACGTCGCCGATCTCGGCAGCCAAGGCCTCTGGCCCCACCATCAGCGTGGCCTGTGTCTTCGTGAGCCGGTTGACCCTGTGCATGTAGAGCGCTTCGCGGCGCGCCTGGCTCGAGCGCGTAACGCCAGGAAGCTGGATAGTCTGCCGGCGCAGTTGCTCAGCTCCGAGCTTGTAGGGCTTGTTCAGGTTGCTAGCGTCCGGGTCCTCGATACTGACCACCTGCTGGCTGTATTCCTTGGCCCTGTCCAAGTACTGCACGTCAATCACAGTAGGCCGCCGCGCCGGCATGTAGTCAATCTGCAGCGTCTCGACGTTGGCCGTGGTGAAAAGCTGCGTCCTAGTGCGCGCGGCAACGACGTTGGAGCCACGCCCGTGCAGCGCTGCATACTGATACCAAACGCTAACCGTGTTGCCCTTGATGTAGGGAACCGCCCTGCCAGTTGCGCATATCTGCCCAAGGATCTCCCAGGCGTCCATCGACTTGTCGATGGCAATGTCGCACTGGAAGATCGGCCGCCCGTCGCCGAGGTTGAGATCGCAGTAATCAGCCCAGTCGCGGATTGCCTCGAAGTCGATGCCAAGCGTGGACAGGTATGGCCCTAGCCCGTGCTTGGCCATCAAGAAGTCTAGGAAGATCCACGCAGGGTTCTGCCCTGGCGGATTCGACCAGATCCCATAGTAGGGGTCACCTACTGCCGGAACATCCCAGTAGTAGTTGGTCGACAGGCCGGTTGCTGTCTCGCCAGTCACGCCGTAGACGCGGACCTTGCGCCACTTGCCCTTCACTCGAATCTGCGGCTGCGTGCCGTAGAGCGATTCAGAGGCCAGCACCTGCATGGCAAATAGCGCAGTGCGCGGATAGGAGAACACGTGCTCGAGGATCACCACCGTCTGCCGCCAAGTGGCGGAGCTAACACTCGATTCACTTGCAGTGCCGAGGATGCGCACTAGGCGAGTTTCTAGCGGCCCAGGCGTCGCAATGCCGAACGTGAAGAACTCTTGATGGGTGAAGGCCGATAGCCTCGGCCCGGGTGGCTGCACGTAAAAGTCCTTGATGCGCACCCAGGCCATGGCCGAGTCAAAGCGGTATTCCCAGCGGAAGCCAACCACCTCAGCCTCGGGGTTGCCACTGACTCCGTTCTTGTAGAGGCCGCTGGGAAACCCAATCAGGACTGCCATCTGCCTGATGGCGTTTGGCTCGGTAACCTCCAGCAAGAAACTAGAACCGACTGTGTTGATCTCCTGGCCCACGGTGAGCACTGTGCTGGCAGCTCCGATTTGCGGAATCGGAGTCTGAGTCACTTCGCCCATGCGCAGCGACACCAGAGCTCCTGGCGTCGAATTGGTAGCGTCGAGCTTCACGCCGTTCAGGCGAATGTCAGTTGGCAGCAGTACTGGCCCAGGGAATGCTGTGATGGAACCGAGGCCGTCAGCCTCGCCAGTAGTGCCACCGGTCACCCCGCCGATGCTGTGGATTCTGCCCTCGCACAGCGCCAGCACCGTCTCGTAAACCTCGACACCCGCGCCGATGAACACTGCCTGGTGAATCACCTGCCCGCCGAGGTCGTGCTCCCCATAGGCAATCGGCACGGGAAAGCCAACGCCATAGTTGGTCTGCACGCCATCCCAGGAGTAGACCGGCGATGAAACGTCACCGCGCGTCTGCGGGTCCTTGAGCTTGCGCTGGAGCTTGGCGTATTGCGCTCGGCTGTAGAGCATCGACGCCACGAACAGCACGCCTAGAATCGCGATCTCGACTACGCCCTGAATGTCTGGGCAGATGACATACTGCCGGCCATCCTCGACAGGCTCCGCGAGCTCGGCGGTGCTGAGCTTCTTGCCCTCGCACGCCAGGGCCAGCTTGATGCCTTCCCACTCAGGCTTGCGCAGGTGCTCGAGCAGGTCGTTCCCGGTCATGCCCGTAGCATCGACGATCACCGTATCGACCGGACCATGCCCGATGATGCCACGCAGCAGGTAGACCTTGTTCATTTGCCACACCAGCGCCAGTGACCGACCACGCGCATTCGCAAGCGCGCAAGAGGAAAGATCGCAGAGCCGTAGCGTGCCGACGACTGCAGCACAAGGCCGCCAGGCAGCATCAACGCCACATGCTGGCAGGTGTCTTTTTGCGGGCCTTTGGCCTGCTGGTCGGCCACGCCGAGCACGTCGCCTGGCTCGAATGGGGAACCGTGCGTAGCCTTCAGCCAGCCGATCGGCAACGCTAGGTCAGTGGGCCGCCAACCTCGGTGCCACTCGATTGCCAGAGCATTCCAAGGATCGTCCGCCTCGATGCCCATGCGCTTCAGGCCGAGCAGCACGATGCCCAGGCAGTCGACGCCCTGCTTAGGATCTCGCCCACCCTCGAGGAACGGGATGCCGACTAGATCGTCGAACGAAGCGTTAGCGCTGCACAGGTATGCCAAGGAAGCCCCCGAAACGCTCTGGCTGTAGCTTTGGAAGGCCTCGAGCCAGCATATCGAGGCCTCGAGCCGTGCACTGCGTGATCGTCTTATCACAAGAGTGATAGGCCGCCACGCTGTTGTCGATGTATCCGCATTCAGTGGAACCGAACACCCAGCGGCAGCGCTGCGCGTTGAACCGGTCTTGAGGTAGCTGCACCTCGTTCCAGTTGATCAGCTCAAGTCTGAACTGCACCGAGGCAGCGCTAGCCGTAGCCTGCGCCACCGTCCAGGATGTCGTCCAGAACTCGACAGGTGAGCCGCCGAGGTTCTTGGTATTGACGATGTAGGCTTGTGCCGTCGTGTCAATGAACCCCTGGCCGATCTCGAGGTATCGCGACAAGATGCGCGTGGAGTTGTCCAGCGTCAGCGTCATCGTCGGGATATCAGTGCTGCCCGACGTGTCAAACGAGCTGATCTCGATTGGCCATGGTCGCCAGGTCAGGCCGCCCCAAGTGATCGCTTCGTTGTAGCGCGCCAAGTAGAACGTGGTCGTTGCCACCGTCGTGGTGTCTGCCGTCAGTTTCCACAGCCACACGAACGGCGTGGTCTGCTGCTGCTTGCGGATCTCGGTCAGGAAGCCTGCAGGTAGTGTGATCATGGCCCCACGAACTTCAGTTCCACAGCACGGATAGAAACCCGCATCACCAGGCCGCCGTCATCCGCAGAGGGGTCTTCGACAATGGCGAGCGGGATCGCAACCCGAGTGATGCGGGAGGTCCATTTGAAAGCTGCGTTGCTCTGCGCAGCGAACCACGCTAGCAACGTCCTGCTGTCGGCGCGGCTGAGTGTCCACTCGAGCTGCCAGGTTTGCCTGGGCGCCAAGAAGCGCGGCCAGGTCAGCAGGTCGCCACGCTTGGTGCGGAGCTCGTTGCGTTGGTAGTCGATCTGCACTGGTGCCGCTGAGTCAGGCTCGAACGGCAGCGTGTTCAGCGAAGACAAGCCAAGCGCCTCATATTCAGTGGTCACGCTGACCGGAGCTCCGCTGACTTCCTGAGCATAGCTCGCGGTGTCCGGGCCTGTCTCCCAGTCCCACGCCATCACGAACGCATCCTCCATCGGCAGCGCGCCCTCAGCGGCTTCGTTGGGGTTGCGATTCCATATGAACCGATGCTGCACCGAGGCGCCTGAGTTTGCGCGCTGCCCGCAGGCAGTGTGGTACAGGCCTTCCTCGTAGTTCACGATGCAAACCGGCATGCGGTTGGCTTTCGGGATGGTCGCTGCGCCATCGTTCATCTTGGCCCAGGTCCTGGTGCTGCGCAGGCCGCTGATGCTCCAAGCGTTGATGGCGTTTCCAAGAATGTTGATGTTGTGCGTGCTTGCCGCAGCCATCTCGCAAGCCAGGTAAG